TATTTCCATCAGGTATTCCAAACATGAATTTAACATTTGATTATATTGGTTTGATATCAGAAAATTCATGTTTAAATATGACAACTTTAAAAAGTGTTATAATTGGGTCTAATATTACACAAATTGGTAACAATGCGTTTAAAGGGTGTACTAACATAACAAGTATTACTATTCCTAGTTCAGTTACAAGTATTGGAGTGTCAACATTTCAAGGATGTGTTAATTTAGCAAATGTAACAATTTCTAATACAAGTACACTACAAACTATTGGTAACAGTGCGTTTAACAGTTGTAAAATAACTAGTATTACAATTCCAAGTTTAGTAACAAGTATTGGCACTAATGTGTTTCAAGGTTGTAACTTATTAGCAAATATTATAATGAATAGTTCAGTTTGCTCTAATTTTATTGGAGTATTTCCATCAGGTATTCCAAACATGAATTTAACATTTGATTATATTGGTTTGATATCAGAAAATTCATGCTTAAATATGACAACTTTAAAAAGTGTTATAATTGGGACTAATATTACACAAATTGGTAACAGTGCGTTTAAAGGGTGTATTAACATAACAAGTATTACTATTCCTAGTTCAGTTACAAGTATTGGAGTGTCATCATTTCAAGGATGTAATAAATTAGTAAGCATAACAATTCCTAATACAAGTACACTACAAACTATTGGTAACAGTGCGTTTATAGGATGCAGTAGTTTAATAAGTATTACTATTCCTAGTTCATTAACAAGTATTGGCGTGTCATCATTTGAAGGATGTAATAAATTAGAAAGCATAACAATTCCTGATACAAGTACACTACAAACTATTGGAACAAACGCGTTTAAAGGGTGTACTAAGATAACAAGTATTACAATTCCTAATTCACTAACAAGTATTGGAACAAATGCTTTTGAAAATTCTGGTATAGAAAATATTACATTGAATAGTTCATCATGTAAAGATGTTAAACAAATATTTAATGGTGTGAGTTTTACAAATTTAACAATTAATTATATAGACGCAATACCAAATATATATCAAGATTTAAATATAACTACTCTTACAATCGGTCCTAATATTACAGGCATTGATAGTAATGCGTTCAATAATTGCCTTAGTATAAGTAAATTTATAATAAATAATTCTATTTGTTCTAATTTTCTTACAACATTTTCAGGACACATTAGTACACGTAATAATTCTACTTATTTTACTATTACATTTGATTATATTGGTTCAGTTTCTAGTGATTCTTGTGAAGATTTAAAATTTCTTATTAGTATTACAATAGGGACAAATATTACTGGTATTAATAATAATGCTTTTAATGGTTGTTCAGAATTAGCAGAAATTATAATAAATAGTTCCGCTTGTTCAAATTTTGTTAAATCATTTAATAATTATAATACGTTTCATTGGAATTTGTCTGTTACATTTGATTATAATGGAATAATATCTACGTTATCATGCTTGAATGTTAGTAATTTAGTAAACATAATAATTGGACCTCTAATTACAGGTATTGATGACTTTGCTTTTAAAAATTGTGTTTCTATACCTAGTATAACAATTCCTAGTTCAATTAGTTATATTGGACAAAATATATGTATAGGTTGTATTAATCTTTACACATTTGTTGTTTCAGATAATAATTCAAACTTTTCATCTGTTAATGGTGTATTATTTAATAAAGATAAAACAAAATTATTACTATATCCATTCAATAACGGCTCTGACTATACAATTCCTAATTCAGTAATAATTATTGGAGAAAATGCTTTTAATAGTTATAATATACAAAATATCATAATCCCTAGTTCAGTAACAACTATTGGTTCAAATGCGTTTATAGGATGCAGTAGTTTAATAAGTATTACAATCCCTAGTTCAGTAACAACTATTGGTTCAAATGCGTTTCAAAATTGCTTATCTATATTAAGTATTACAATTCCTAGTTCAGTGACAAGTATTGGCTCCTGCGCGTTTTTAAATTGTAATTTATCAAATATTATAATAAATAGTTCTAACATTTCAAACTTGGCAAACATATTTTACGGATTAACGAATTTGTATGTAAATATTACATTTAATTATAGTGGAAAAATATCAAATTCATTGTGTATTAATTGTAATAATATATATAATATAACACTTGGAGAAAATATAACTGATATTGGAAATAATTCTTTTCAAAATTGTACTTATTTAACAAATATTACAATTCCAATTTCAGTTAAAAGTATTGGTGATTCTGCTTTTAAAAACTGTAAGTCTTTAACGAGTATTACAATTCCAAGTTCAGTGACAACAATTGGAGCATATCCTTTTCAAGGATGCTCTTTATTAAATAATATAAATGTAGATAATGATAATACTATTTTTTCATCAATTTCAGGTGTACTATTTAATAAATTACAGACGCAGCTAATACAATATCCAAATAATAGTGGGAATAATAATATTTCATATTCTATTCCTAGCACAGTTATTAGCATTGTTGACACAGCTTTTATTGGGTGTTCTTTGCCTGAAATTATATTAAATAGTAATGTTTTAAATTTACAAAATGTATTTTCAGGAATAAATACATTATCAATTATTAGATTTAATTATAATGGTATAATTGCGAATTCAACATGTTTAAATATGACAACTTTAGCAACTGTTACGATTGGTCCTGGTATTACAAGTATTGGAACAAATTCATTTCAAGGTTGTCCATTATTGACTACTATAGATGTAGATAGTGCTAATCCAAATTTTTCATCATCAAATGGTATTTTATTTAATAAAACTCAAACAAATTTAATACGATTTCCTGGTGGTATTAGTGGTTCATATACAGTTACAAATACAGTTACAAGTATTGCTACAGATGCGTTTAATAGTTGCCCGTTATTGACTGCTATAGATGTAAATAGTGCTAATCAAAATTTTTCATCATTGAACGGTGTTTTATTTAATAAAAATAAAACAATTTTAAGACAATTTCCTGGTGGTATTAGTGGTTCATATACAATTCCTAGTACAAGTCCTAGTGCAGTAACAAGTATTGGAGCAAATGCGTTTTATGATTGTACTAGTCTAACTAGTATTACAATTCCTAGTACAGTTACTAGCATTTCAAACACCGCATTTACCGGATGTAGTAGTTTAACAAATTTCATATTAAATACTTCAGCTTGCTCAAATTTTGTGACAACGTTTTTGGGATTTATTAATACAAATACCAAAACAAATATTAACATTACATTTAATTATTCTGGGACAATTGCGGCTTCATCGTGTATTGGTTGTAGTAATATAAATAGTGTTACAATTGGAAGTAATATTACATCTATTGGAATAAGTGCATTTAATAATTGTACTAGTTTAACAAGTATTACATTTCCTAGTTCAACTGTACTCAATAGTATTGGTACAAATGCGTTTCAAGGATGTAGTTCTTTAACTAGTATATCAATTCCTAATACAGTTACAAATGTAGGATTTACTTCATCATATATGTTCAGTGGGTGTACTTCTTTAAAAAGTATTGTAATTCCCAATTCAGTTACAACAATTGGCACAAATGCGTTTGATGGATGTTCTGCTTTAGAAAGTATTTCACTTTCTAATTCACTTTTAACTATTAATAATTATGCGTTTCAGGGATGTACTGCTTTAACTAGTATAACAATCCCTAGTACAGTTACTACAATTTCTGTAAATGCTTTTGAAAATTGCTCTGTTTTAACTAATATAAATGTTTCTACTGATAATACAACATTTTCATCAATAAATGGAGTTTTACTTAATAAAGCTCAAACATCTTTAATATTATGTCCTGGTGGTATTAGTGGTTCATATACATTTCCTAGTACAGTAACAACTATTAATTCATATGCTTTCTCTGGTTCTAAAATAACTAGTATAATAATTCCAAGTACAATTACAGCCGCAGGATTTACTTCAGCAACATATGGATTTCAAAATTGTACTTCTCTAACTGCTGTTATATTTTTAAGTACTTTAATTAATACAATTCCGGCATACATGTTTAGTAATTGTACTGCTTTAACTAGTATCACAATTCCTAGTACAATTACAACCATTGCAAACACTGCTTTTACTGGATGTACTAAATTAAAGAATTTTGTATTAAATAGTACAGCTTGTTCAAATTTTGCAACTGTATTTTCAGGATTTATTACCACATTTAAACAACTAGAATTAAATATTACTTTTGATTTTACTGGCACAATTGCAGCTTCATCATGTATAAATCTTAGTATTATTAATAGTATTACCATTGGTGGTAATATTTCAGGTATTGGAGCAAGTGCGTTTCAAGGTTGTAGTTCTTTAACTAGTATAACAATCTCAAATTTAGTAACTACTATTGGAGCAAGTGCGTTTCAAGGATGTTCTTCATTAACCAATATAAATGTTAATAGTAATAATACAATTTTTTCATCAATAAATGGAGTGTTATTTAATAAAGCCCAAACAACTTTAATACAATGTCCTGGTGGTATTAGTGGTTCATATACGATTCCTAGTTCAGTCACTAGTATTGGGGCAAATGCGTTTCTGGGATGTACTGCTTTAACTAGTATTACAATTCCCAGTTCAGTCACTAGTATTGGAGCAAATGCGTTTCAAGGATGTAATAGTTTAACTAGTATTACAATTCCTAGTACAATTACAGAAGGAGGATTTACTTCAGCAACAAATGGGTTTCAAAATTGTACTTCTTTACAAAGTGTTACATTTGCAGCTGATAGTCCAGTTACGACTATTCCAACATACATGTTTAGTGGATGTTCTAAATTAACTAGCATAACATTTCCACCATCATTAAGTACTATTAACGCACATGCTTTTTCTGGCTCTGGATTAACAAGTGTAACAATTCCAAATACAATTACAGCAGTAGGATTGGCTTCCGCAACAAATGGGTTTCAAAATTGTACTTCTTTACAAAGTGTTACATTCGCAGATGATAGTCCAGTTACAACTATTCCAACATACATGTTTAGTGGATGTTCTAAATTAACTAGCATCACATTTCCACCCTCATTAAGTAATATTAACGCATATGCTTTTTCTGGCTCTGGTTTAACAAGTGTAACAATTCCAAATACAATTACAACAGGAGGATTTAATTCAGCAACAAATGGCTTTCAAAATTGTACTTCTTTACAAAGTGTTACATTCGCAGCTAATAGTTCAGTTACAACTATTCCAACATACATGTTTAGTGGATGTAGTACTTTAGCTAGCATCACATTTCCACCCTTATTAAGTACTATTAACGCACATGCTTTTTCTGGCTCTGGATTAACAAGTGTAACAATTCCAAGTACAATTACAGCAGGAGGATTTACTTCAGCAACAAATGGGTTTCAAAATTGTACTTCTTTACAAAGTGTTACATTCGCAGCTAATAGTCCAGTTACAACTATTCCTTCTTTTATGTTTAGTGGATGTAGTGCTTTAGCTAGTATAATATTTCCACCGTCATTAACTACTATTAACTCATATGCTTTTTCTGGCTCTGGTTTAACAAGTGTAACAATTCCAAGTACAATTACATCATTAGGATTGGCTTCAGCAACAAATGGCTTTCAAAATTGTACTTCTCTAACAAGTGTTACATTTTTATCTATATTAATCAGGACTATTCCTACTTTTATGTTTAGTGGATGTAGTTCTTTAACTAGTATAGAAATTCCCAGTGTAATTAATACAATTGGAGCAAATGCGTTTGAAAAATGTTCTGTTTTAACTAATATAAATGTTGATAGTAATAATACAACTTTTTCATCAATAAATGGAGTGTTGTTTAATAAAGCCCAATCAACTTTAATACAATTTCCTGGTGGTATTAGTGATTCATATACAATTCCTACTACAGTAAGAACTATTAATTCATATGCTTTCTCTGGTTCTAAAATAACTAGTATAATAATTCCAAGCACAATTACGGCCGCAGGATTTGCTTCAGCAACAAATGGGTTTCAAAATTGTACTTCTCTAACTAGTGTTACATTTTCAAATACAGTAATCACCACCATTCCAACATATATGTTTAGTGGTTGTACTTCTTTAACTAGCATCACATTTCCAACTTCATTAAGTACTATTAACGCATATGCTTTCTCTGGCTCTGGTTTAACAAGTGTAACAATTCCAACTTCAATTTCAGCAGTAGGATTTGCTTCAGCAACAAATGGGTTTCAAAATTGTACTGCTTTAACTAGTGTTACATTTTTATCTACAGCAATCAGAGCTATTCCTAATTATATGTTTAGTGGATGTACATGTTTGCAAAATTGTACAATTCCTAATGTAATAACTAGTATTGGTATAAATGCTTTTTCTGGTTCTGGTTTAACTAGTATAATAATTCCTAATTCAATCACTAGTATTGGGGTACTTGCGTTCCAAAATTGTAATTTATTGACTAATATAAATGTTAATATTTCTAATCAAAATTATTCATCATTAGATGGAGTTTTATTTAATAAAACCAAAACAACTTTAATACAATGTCCAGGTGGTATTAGTGATTCATATATAATTCCTAGCTTTGTCACTAATATTGGAGAAAATGCGTTTCAAGGATGTACGTTATTAAACAGTATTAAAATACCTAATTCTGTCACTAATATTGGAGCAAATGCGTTTCAAGGATGTAATAGTTTATTAAGTATCACAATTCCAGATTCAGTTACAGAAGCAGGTTTTACTTCAGCAACATATGGTTTTCAAAACTGTACTTCTTTAACAAGTATTATATTTACATCTACTAGTAAGATAACAACCATACCTACATATATGTTTGATAGTTGTAGTGCTTTAACAAGTATTATAATTCCTAAGTTAGTAACAGAAATTCAAGCAAATGCGTTTCAAGGATGTACATTGTTAAAAAATGTATATTTTCTTGGAACTAATATATCAACAATTGCTGCCAATAATTTTACAGCAGCTAATGATACTGTTTATTATATGAAAAGTATCACATCTGGTTCAACTCTATTTTCGATGTTTACTAATTTTATAGTAAAAACGTCGTCGCAAATGATAACATCTATTTTAGCAAATAATTTAGGTTACCAACTTGTAGAAGGAGGTATCACTATAAATAGTTTGTTATCATCTGGATTTACTTTAAAAAATATTTCAGAAGGTGGTGTTACTACAACTCAATTATATTCAACTGGAATTACTACAACTCAATTAATAGATTCTGAAATAATTTTACCCGAATTAGTTACATACAATATAAATATTATTAGTGACATTAATCAAACTACAATAAATTTTGATACAACACAAGAAACTATTATAAATAATAATAATCTTCCATACACATTAAATATTCCATTTTCAATATATAATTTTTCATTAAAATATTTAACTGTTTTAAGTAGTATAAATCTTACAAATAAAGGATATATAGATTTTTTGTTAGGCAACCAAAATATTTTTAGATTTTATTATTATTATTCTATTAATTCAACAGTTAATACTATTAAATATTATACATTTTCAGATACTGGTGAGATATATGAGATATATATATATTCATCTGGGTCTCAAATTAATTCAACAAATGGTTCATTTGAAGTAATTATAAGAATAACAAGTTTAGGAACTATAGAGGTTTTTTATAAAAATATTGGTCCAAATATATTAATGCCAATTATTGGAGTAATACCTAATAATGTTGTAGTGACAAATGGTAATTCTATAGTTTACAATGGTTATGATGGTTTTAAAAAGTTTGTTCAAAATGATATAAATGGTAAAAAATTAACATTTGATCTTTATGGTTTAAGTAATTTGATTAATCAAGGTGTTTTAACAACTAATAATAGTTATCCTAATTTAGACATGTATGGATATTCATATAATGTTGTTTATAACATGATTATGCGTAAATTATATGCTCCAGATATTCCATTTATTATAAATGTAACTACAACGCCTGAAGGAACTGCTACTATTAATTTTACTCAACAAATACTAAATTTGGCTATAGTTACAGGTTATAAAGTAATCATAAATGTTTTGGATGAAGGAAATGTATTTTTATATAATTACAATAACATTCTTTTATCAGAAACAATTAACCCTTTGATAATTACAGAATTACCAAGTTCAACTACTTATTCTTTTAAAATACAAGCAGTCTCAGCAATAAATAATCATCAAGATTTGTATAGTAGTTATTCAAACACAGTAAATGCTTTTGTAGATTCTAGTTTAAAACCACCTGTAGCACCTACAATAACTAATGTAATTGGACAAAATAACACAGCTACAATTGATTTTACACAAATACCAATAGATAATACTATTACAAATTATGCTTATAGTACAGATGGAACAACATTTACAGATTTAAATCCATCAAATATAACTAGTCCTTTAATAATTACATATTTAACAAATGGTTCAACATATTCATTCACAATTAGAGCATATAATGGATTATATAGTTTATCATCAAATACAATAAATAATGTATTTATAGATTATAAACCAACTACTCCAGTTATTACAAGTGCCACTGGTGAAAATGGTACTGCTACAATTAATTTTACTCAGACAACAAATGTATCAGTTGTTGCTATTACAAATTATGCTTATAGTACAGATGGAATAACATTTACAGATTTAAATCCAACAAATATAACTAGTCCTTTAATAATTACAGGATTGACAAATGGTTCAATATATTCGTTAACAATTAGAGCATACAATGGATTATATAGTTTATCATCAAATACAGTAAATAATATATTAATAAATTATGCTCAACCAGCTCCTGTTATTACAAGTGCCACTGGTGTAAATGGTACTGCTACAATTAATTTAACACAGACAACAAATGTAGGAGCTACTACTATTACAAATTATGCGTATAGTACAGATGGAATAACGTTTACAGATTTAAGTCCAGTACAAACCGGAAGTTTATTGATAATTCAAGGGTTAACAAATGGTTTAACATATTCATTCATAATTAGAGCATACAATGGATTTTATAGTACTTCATCAAATAATTATGAAAATGTATTAATAAATTATGCTCAACCTGCTCCCGTTATTACAAGTGCCACTGGTGCAAATGGCAATGTTACAATTAATTTATCTCAAACAACAAATGTAGGTGCTGCTGATATTACAAATTATGCTTATAGTACAGATGGTACAACATTTATATTGTTAAGTCCAACACAAATAGGCAGTTTATTGACAATTCCAGGATTCACAAATGGAACAATATATGCTTTAACAATTAGAGCATACAATGAATTATATAGTATTTCATCAAATACTTATACAAATATACTAATAAATTATCCTCAACCAGCTCCAGTTATTACAAGTGCCACTGGTTCAAATGGTACTGCTACAATTAATTTTACTCAGACAACAAATGTATCAGCTGTTGCTATTACAAATTATGCTTATAGTACAGATGGAACAACATTTACAGATTTAAATCCAATAGATATAACTAGTCCTTTAATAATTACAGATTTAACAAATGGTTCAATATATTCGTTAACAATTAGAGCATACAACGGAGTGTATAGTTTATCATCAAATGCTTTTAATAATGTATTAATAAATTATGCTCAACCAGCTCCTGTTATTACAAGTGCCACTGGTGTAAATGGTACTGCTACAATTAATTTTACTCAAACAACAAATGTAGGTGCAGCTTCTATTACATATTATGCTTATAGTACAAATGGAACAACATTTACAAATTTAAGTACAACAAATAAAACTAGTCCTTTAACAATTACAGGATTGACAAATGGTTTAACATATTCTTTTATAATTAGAGCATACAATGGATTTTATAGTGATTCATCAAATATTTTGAATAATGTATTAATAAATTATCCTCAACCAGCTCCTAATATAACAGCAGGCAATGGAATAAATGGCAATGCTATAATTACATTTACACAATCAAAAAATGTAGGTGCTACTGATATTACAAATTATGCTTATAGTACAAATAATGGGGTAACATTTACAGATTTAAATCCACCCCAAACAACAAGTCCATTATCTATTTTAGGATTGACTACTGGAACAACCTATGGAATTCGGATTAGAGCATACAATGAACTATATAGTAATTCCTCAAATAATTTTACAAACATATTTATAAATTATCCTCAATCAGCTCCAGTAATTACTAATGTTATTGGTTCAAATAATACTGCTACAATACATTTTACTCAAGATATAAGTTCAGCCAGAAGTATTACAAATTATGCTTATAGTACAGATGGAATAACATTTACAGATTTAAGTCCAGCAAAAACAGTAAGTCCACTAATAATTAGTGGATTGATTAATGGTTTAACATATTCATTTACAATTAAAGCATTTAATGGATTATATAGTCCAGTATCTAACACATTTAGTAATGTATTTATAAATTCTCCTCAACCAGCTCCTACAATTACAACAGTAACAGGATTTAATGACACTACCACTATTGAATTTACCCAACTAGTGTCAAGTAATTCATTACCAATTACAAGTTATGCTTATAGTACAAATGATGGGTCTACTTTTACAAATTTAACTAATCCATTTCAAAAAACTAGTCCATTAACAATTACAGGGTTAACAATTGGTCAAGGATATACATTTAGAATTAGAGCATATAATGGATTATATAGTTTATCATCAAATTCAGTTTACGAATATATAAACATGAAGCCAAATGCTCCTGTTATTACTAATGTAATTGGACAAAATAACCAGGCAATAATTTATTATGATCAGTTACCAAATTCATCATCTTCTATTACTAGTTATTCTTATACTACAAATAATGGAAATACATTTATAAATTTACAATTATCAAATCCTTTTTATATTACAAATAATATAATAAATGGTTCAACATATTCATTTGGAATTAGAGCATACAATGGTGAGTATTATAGTGATTTGTCAAATATATGGAGCAATGTGTTTATAAATTCTCCTCAACCAGCACCTAATATAACAAAAATAATTGCTACAAACAGTAGCGCTACAGTTTATTTCACTCAAGATATATATACTACATCAAGTCAAATAATAAATTATGCTTATTATATAAATGGACAATCTGAGTTTATAAATATTAATTCATCTCAAAAAACAAGTCCATTAACAATTACAGGATTAACATTAACAAATGGTAACGAATACTCTTTTATTATTAGAGCATATAATGGGTTAGATAGTGATAATTCAAATACTTACACAGTATTTATGAATTATCCTCCACCAGTACCAGTTATTATCAGTGCATCTGGTTCAAATGGTAGGGCCATTATTAATTTTACACAGGAAACAAATAATGCTAGGGGTATTATAAATTATGCTTACAGTATAGATAATGGCACAACATTTACAAATTTATTTCCAAATCGAAACTGGTCACCGTTGTCCATTACTGACTTAACAAATGGTGCTACATATTCATTTAAAATTAGAGCATATAATGGTGAGTATTATAGTGATTCATCTAATAGTTCAAATGATGTATTTATAAATTATTCTCAACCAGCACCTATAATTACAAGCATAACTGGTTCAAATGGTAATATTACAGTTTATTTTACTCAAAACATAAATACTGCACTATCTATTACTAGTTATGATTTTTGGATTAGCGGTCAAACTATTACTATAGGTATTAATTCATCACAATTAATTGAATTATCATCAACTTCTACATCTAAATCTTATGCTATTACATTTTCAGGTTACAATAATGGTTTCACATATGGAATAATAATAACAGCATATAATAGTTTAAATAGTGATAGTTCAAAAACGATGTCAGTATTTATAAATTATCCTCCTCCTGCTCCTGTTATAGCTAGTATAACGAGTACCACATCAGGAGTTGCTAAAATAACGTTTAGTGTTCCAGCACATAGTTCATCCCGTATTACACAAATTTTATATGCTACAGATCAAGAAATAACAGAAAATACTATTTTTTCAACAAGTAATCTAACTCAATCTGGTAATATTTTAACAATTACTGGCTTGACAAATTTAACAACATATTCATTTACTCTTAAATCATATAATGGTTTATATAGTGATGCGTCTAACATGGAATGGGTTTATATAAACTTTCCACCAGCAGCACCATTTATTACAAGTATAGTAGGTTTAAACCAACAAGCTATTGTTAATTTTAATCAAGACTTAAATGGTTCTTCTGAAATTACAACATATGCCTATACAACTGATTCAGCAATAAATAAAAATACTGTTTTTGTAGATATTAATCAAAATGGTAATAATTCTATAACAATATCTAAGTTATCTAGTTCAATAAGAACTTCATTATCTAATGGTGCTACATATTCAATTACGCTTAAATCATATAATAGTTTTTACAGTACTATATCAAATACTGTATCAGTATATATAAATTCACCAGCACCAGCACCATTTATTCGAGTTAATAATGGAATAGTTTCATCAAATGGTAGGGTTCTAATTGATTGTAGTCAATCATTAGAATATACTGGAAAACCTATTACAAATTATGCTGTTTATGTTAAAAAATCAAATGAGTCTACTGCTGAGTTTAAATTATTAAATCCACCCCAAGTGGTTTTTCCATTATCAATTACTGGTTTAGTAAGTGGAGCATCATATCAATTTTCTTTACAAGCGTTTAATGGATTGTATAGTCTTTCATCAAATTATAGAACTGCAACAATTGAATTTGCACAACTAGCGCCAGTTATTACAAGTGCCAGTGGTACAAATGGTAGTGCTACAATCATTTTTACCCAGAGCAATAATGGTTCTAGAGGAATTGCGTATTTTCTGTATAGTATGGATGCTACAAATTTTACAATTATAGATTCATCGCAAATAACTTATTTACCCAATACTAATAATACATCTATTTCCTTAAAAATAGATAATTTAACTAATGGTACATCATATTCAGTGACATTAAAATCATACAATGGATTATTTAGTGAAGTCTCAAATGCGCTGGACGTTTTCATAGATTCTTCTCAACCAGCTCCTACTATTACAAGTGTAACAGGATATAATGGAAGTGCTCTAATTAATTTTACACAAAATAATAATGGTATATCAAGTGCTATTACAAATTACGCTTACAGTATAAACAATAATGATTTTATAACATTTAATCCAGCACAATTTTCATCTCCTTTAACAATTAATGGATTACAGAATGGTAAAACATATCCATTCCAAATTAAAGCAATAAATAATGGATTATATAGTGATGTATCTAATAGTGTAAGTAATATTATAGATATTGTTAATCAAGCACTCAATGATACAGTTTTTATTAGACAGTTAACACCTTATTCAAATATACAATATTCAATAGATAATATGACTACCTGGGAAAATAATATATATTGGCCTTTTTCTATTGGAAATATTAATAGTGCTATTAGCACCACAAATTTAGTAGTAAGTATAACAACTGATTTATATTTAACAACGCCAACAAACGTCAATGATTTTACAAGTTTGTTCGTAATAAATGAAAATAAAATAACAGTTGATGGCAATGAACATAATATAACAATAAATGATTATCCAAATTTTTCTGGTTTAATTCAAAATGGAAGTAATAATAAAAATGGGTATAGCAACATAAAAGTTAAAAATATTAATATTATTACGTCTGGAACAACTACTTTAAATGAAGGCCAGGGATGGATATGTTCAACATATTTTGGATATGCCTCTAATAATATATTGATAACTGATTGTTCTAGTAATGGACCTATAACAAAAAATTCAGGAGGAATTATTGGTTCATATATTGCGATAAATTCAACAAACTTTATAATCCAAAATTGTAGTGCTCATGGTGACATAATTGATATTGGAGAAGGAGGAGGAGGTATAGTCGGAGCATATTCAAGTGTATCAACAATTTCCAATCAAACTCCATTTAGTATTCTTAATTGTATTTATTATGGTAACATGTATGGTGTTAATAGTGGTGGAATCATCGGTGCTTATTCAAATAATGTTCAAATTACAGAATGCTCAACTAGTGGTATTATTTATAGTGGTGGAATTGTTGGCTCACATGCTGGGAAAAAAAAACTAGTTACAATTACATCATGTTATAGTAGTGGTGCTATAGGAAATCCTTATAATTTTGCTGGTGGTATTGTTTCAGACTATGCTGAAAATGTAACTGTTACAAGGTGTTATACAACCGGAGCAATTGGTGGTTATGGAAAGGGAGCATCTGGAGGTATTATTGGTGGATATGCTGGTAATAATGGTAATAATGGTGCTGTTAATATAATTAGTTGTTTTAGTGCTGGAAATATATACAGGTCCTGTGGTGGAATAGCAGCGCAATACTTTGGTATAAATGCTGCTACTGGTTGTAATATATCTAACTGTTATAGTATTGGTAATATTGAAGTAAATGGCGGTGGTATAGTGAGTTATGGTGTAGCATCAGGTGCTGGATATAATGTGATAATAGAAAATTGTTACTCACTAGGTTCGTTACAAGACAGTTCTAGTGGTGGTATTGTTGCTAAAACAACAAATACTTATTTAACTGAAACTAAACAATTAATAATAAAATATTGTTACAGTTATGGTGTTACAACAAATGGAAATGGAATAATTGGTTATGGTTCAACAATACCTACAATTCAAAAAAATGGTTATGTTGTCAGTTTTTGTTATTCAGCAAATGGAAAATGGAGCAATACTGCAGCTACAAACAGTGGTGTTATTTTTAGAGGATATGAATCTAACTTTACACCACTTCTTAAACTATTAAATGGATTATATGTGTATTTTAATACAATAAAAAGCATATCTACAAAAGTATGGTTATTAGGTTATTCAGTTTATGATTTATATAGTTTTGGTTATACATTAAGTGAATTAAAAGCAATTGATGTGAATTTACCTTCATTAAAAACTGCCGGTTTCACATCATATAATTTAGTAAATGCTGGATATAGTGTTTCAGATGTATTTACTGCTGGATACCCTATATTAGATTTGATTAAACTAGAATATACTATTACACAAATATTAGCTGGTGGATATAAAGTTAAACAGTTATTAGATATTGGTTATTCTGTAGACACATTAATAGATAATGGTCTAGGTATTGAAGCTTGTTTTTCTGGTGGTTGTTCACTTATTAGTTTGAGAAATGCTGGATATTCGACAGTCCAAATAATTGCTACATTAGACAAATTCTCAAATACAGAAATAGCAAACATATCAAACAATTTTTACCCAAGTATACTAAATTTATTAAATGCAGGATATTTAATTAGTGATTTTTCACCATATACTACTAGTGCTCTTGAAATGTTGAGCGGTCTTATATCAAAAATGGCACCTGCTCCTGCTATAGATGTTCTTACATATCAAGGGTGGGATAAATTAGATTTGGTTAAAGCATATGGGTCATTAACGTCTGTACAATCAATGATATCAATAGCACATGGTAAAGGAATTGAAATAGGTGCATTAAATATTACAGTAGACGAAGCAATAGTATATGTTCGCAGTTATAATGGAAACTCTCCATATAGTGCTATGAATTTTATAGATTCAGGCTATAGTAAATATGATGTAGCTAGAATGAGTTTCACAAGTGAACAATTATTGGCAGCTGGATTTACTACAAAAGATTTTGATATAGTAATAAACTTAAGCCTTAGTGGATTTCCAGAAGGTTCAGGTGTTAATGGTTACAGAGTAACAACTTCTACTCGTAACACGGCAGTATCTAATTTAAGTAACAATAATAGAAATAAATATAACAGAACAACTCCTTTAGGAACTAATGTTGCGACTGTCAATCAACCAACGGCACAGCCAGCACCAATGGTATCAAATATATTTATAACAAACCAAAAAATTATAGCTTATTTACAAACAAATTTTACTAATTCTACAACAATGCCATTTTGTAATACTTACTCCCCAATAACTAATTTTTCTCGTAGTTTAAATAATAGTACAGATTTTGATTATTTTAGCAATTTGGTAATAGATAATATAGATAAACAAAAACACATAACAATGGTGGAAATACCAAATTTAACAAATAACAATACTTATACAGTTTTCTTTAAATCATATAATGGTAATGATTCTAATGATTACAATTCTATTAGTAATATAACAATTGAATATTTACAAGTACCACCAGTTATTACTAATGTATATTATGATAATACAACTGATGAAACTGTTATTAATTTTAAACAGAATAGTGGTAATAGTCAAAAAATAACAGGTTATGGTTATCAAATAAATACAAGTAATTGGGTATATTTAGAAACCATTCCATCATCAAATACAATAAAATTAAAAGGTTTAACAGTAGGACAATATTCATTTAAACTTGTAGCATATTCACTTAAATCAAAAACAAAAAATGATAATTTTCCATCAGTGTTTTGTAATATTGGAATAATTAGCGACCCATCTAATTCTTTTAACTTAAACATAACTTCAGTTGACAAGAAAAAATATATTAATTCGGTATTTGTGATTAGTGCTCCATCTTCCCCTATTTTAGATACTATAACTACTAGTACTAATGGTAATTGTGCGATTAATTATAGACAATTTGGAGTTAATATAGATACCATTACAAACTATGTTTATTCTACAGATGGAACTAATTATAAAGATATAACATCATTTGATAAAAGAAGACGTTTAATAAATATATCCAATATACCTAGTGGACAACAATTAATTACAGTAAAATCATATAATGGTAAATACAGTGAAAAATCTAATTCAGTTTATTCAGTTATAAATGCCAAACCACCTGCTCCTATAATAGTATCTATATACACTGCAATTGGAACTGCTTTAATATATTTTATACAAAACTCCGTTAAAAATGTCCTTGATGTAAATTTTTATGAGTATTGTACGGATATCGCAAATATTAATAATTCTAATTCTTGGAAAAAACTAGACCAAACCAAAACACCGTTAGTCATTACTGGTTTAGAATATGGTAATGGTAAAAAATATAGTTATGTAATTAGAGCAAATAATGGACTAGTAAGTTCGAATTCTAATATTGTATCTAATGTATTAATGAATTATCTTCCAGAAATGCCAATTATTACTAGTGTGTCAGGATTTAATGATAATGTTTCACTAATCATAGATCAAATATTAAATGGTTCAAATGATGTTATTGATTATGAATTCACTACAGATGGAATTAATTTTAGTAAAATATTAAAAACCGCAGAAGGAGCTTTGACGTTTCCCTTATTTGACCTCCCAAAAAATGTAAAAATAAGAGCAAATAATGGTCTACCAAGTCAAATTGCTCTTTTACCCAAACTAATTATGAAATTTACAAAAGATTTCTTTTAAAGGTAGTAGTAATGTATTAAATTATAAACTTAGTAACTTGTTTAAAATTATATCTATCTTTTGATTAATTTTGTCTATTTTTTCTTCTAATATTTGTATTTTATAAGCTGTTGTTTCATTATCTAGTTGAGGTTCAGAATGAGAATAACTAGTTATTTGATTTTTTTTTAATTTGCTGAAAATATTGTTCATATTTATAATATTTTCTTCATTTTCTTCTTTGTTTTGACTGTCTTTATTATCATGAATATGTTCATAGGTTAGATTGTCATTAAATGAGACTGTTTTTTCTGTTTTTTTATTTATAGATTTTGTCTCTGACTTAGTTTGTAAGTTTACGTCTAATTTTGTTTGTGAAATTGGAATGCCTTGTAATTGCTCTATTTCGTATTTGCGTTTTGCCATTGTTTCGGCAATTAATGACTCCATTTCCGTTATCTTTGAGTCAGGTTCGACCTTGTCTGAAAAATCAATCGGTTGTGGTTTTTTTGCGTTAATTGTCTTTTCAAATTCGTTGCGTTTGTTTATAAATTGTTTTTCAAAATCGGTTTGCCTTGCGTTATGAATATCTTCAACCTTATATGGTTCATCGAGAACTTCTTCGCTAATATTGATTCGTTTCATTTGTTGTTGCTGTAGTAGTTGTTGTTCTTGTTTTAAATTCGGAAACAACTGATTGACTGCGATAAGCAGTTGATTTAAAAACTGTTTATTCAAGTTCATTAGCCCGGCATTTGGATTTGCTCTTGTTTTAAAGAGATTAATATTGCCATCAAATACAGTTTTAATATTTTGAACAATTGTTGTTGAATTTGGGTTTATTTGAAGTTCATCTAACAAAAGTTCCCATAACATGGATAAATTCTTGCCATTTGTAAAATGCTGTATTGAGCTTGTATTTGTATTTGTATTTGTATTAGGTCGTGTTGACATTATTTTATTTTATATAATAAAATAATGAGCAATTTTTATGTTATTATTTTTCTATTTACTATTTTTCATTATAAATCTTCATTATAATATATTTTTCTGAATTGTTGCATATATGTGTCTTTTAATACATGTGTCTTTAAATAATGTCCTGTTATCTTATCTTCTAACATATGAATTATAAAATAGATTGAATATACTCCACACTCAGTATTTCTATATTGATGCTCTACAGGATGATTTTGGTCGAATTTGAATTTGATTTTTTCAGGCAGTTTTTTCCCCTGGTCTGTAACCATTTTGACAAATTTCATTACTTGTTTGGGTGCTTTGTCGCCGGCGCTATCAAAGAAAAATATGGTCCCATTCTTTATGTTGATAAACAATGATATCCAATGTTCGCCATCTTTATCATGTGGGTCAGTATTAAAGATGACACCAATTTTGTTTTTGCCCTTTTTGATTTGGTCTGCCAAACTGAAGTGACAAAGTTCTTCCCAAACGCACTCACCATATAATTTATGCGTGTCATAATCAATTGGCGATGGTCCTAAAAAGTCAAAACATTTGTATGTTTTTTCATATTGGTTCATAACTTCAATAATATCTATACTAGATATCCATTCCTTGGGATTCTTTTTCCATTCAATTGGAGACACCGGTGAAAAAGATTCTAGCAATTCTTTTTCCATTTTTGTGCCTTTTGTCATTTGTCGCACCCAACATGACTCTTTGTTACATATTTTGGCATAATAGTTTTTCAAGAGTTCCCATATTTCTTTGGAATCATTTGTTGTAATTTTTTTATCGGCGTGTCTGGCATTCCACATATTACGCAGTTTTTGTAGGTCATTATCAGTATAACATGTGTATTCTTTAATTTCATTTTTACCTTTTGGACTACAATTTAGTTTCTGAAATGGTTTTTTAGACATGTCTTCATCTTTATTTTTATTTTTATTTTTATTAATAGCTCCTTCTAAATCTTTGAATTTGTTAGTTTGTTTTCTTTTAGAATGATATTTTTGAGTTTTATTTTGTGATTTAATTTTTGGTTTCATTGAATTAGTTTTAGTTTTTGTCATTATATTTCATATAGAATACAGATATTTATTTTTTTTCTGTTTTTATAATTTACTTCTTATATTTACTTTTTACCATCAATTTTTCTAGGAATAATATTATGTTGTTTTTGTGTTTGTCTCACTTTAGTAAACCAATCTAATGGCAGTTGTTCAATATTATCCACACCTTTAGATTGAGTATTTTTTTTAACCTTTTTATATATTGTAGTTGTATTTAATTTTAGTTGTGATTGTGGTTTAATTTTATATTTATTATTGCTCGCGCTTATTACGGATTGTTCTTTTTCGTTATCACTTAATTCATCATTGGCACTTAATTCTTCTTCTTCATCTTCGTTCGCACTTGATTCTTGTTCTTGTTCGCTTCTTTCATTATCACTTATTTCGTTATCACTTGATTCTTGTTTTTCGCTTGCGCTTAATTCTTCATTATCACTTATTTCGTTAGCACTTGATTCTTCTTCTTCTTCGTTATCACTTATTTCTTCATTAGCACTTGATTCTTCGTTTTCATTAGTATTAGAGGTGTTATTTGTAGTGGACCTCATCTTTAAATAATAAATACTTTTTTCAACAAAATATGTGTAACTATGTTTGACATCTTCTAACAAATCATCAGGAAAATCATCATTTACCATTTTGTTAAATAGCTCAACAAATTGTTCTTTGTAAATCTCCATATCAGTCTTCATTTTATCCTCCTCTTTTTGCTTAATCTTTTTATTCAGTTTTTGTAACTGTTGTTTGCTAATTAAAAAATTCAGTGTTATTTGGTTTACTAAATCGTCTGACATTTATAATTATTGTATAATAATTGTATAATAATTATTATAGAATAAAATGTATAATTATAAATTATTTGTTCAAGGTATTTAAGGTGAAATAGTAGTAGGTTTCGTCAAATCTTTGTTCTGCTGTCTAGTGGCATTATTAAATAGTCCGTATCCAATTGTATTGGAGTTTGGATTAGGATTAAACGGGCAAAACTGCTCATTCTTGAATAAATCAGGGAATGGTTGAGAAATTGCGTTATTTTGTTTCCAACCATATTTATACATGTCACTATTACTGCTAGGCACATAGAAGGCTTGACTACATTCTTGAATAGCATATACTTGTCCTCTTAAATCTGATTCTTTATTCACATTTGACGCAAAGCCAGACCATGGTCCAAAATCATTACCAGGATTGAATGTATTTTTAGGATTAAATGTTGCTTGTTGCTTCAAGGGTGTATCAATGGCACTTCGTAAATCAACAATGGGTAAATTTGCGTATTTAGTTGATACTGAACGGGCGTCTAAATAGGGCTGTAATTGGCTACTAGGTATGTTTCGACTGTAAGCACGGATATTCATTGTATTAGCCTTTTGCGAAGCTGTTTGGTCAGTATATTCAAATGCGTTCATTATTTATATTACAATAATAAAATAAATAAACAAAAACAAATAAAAATATATTATTTATTTGTTTTGTTTTTTATAAAATATATTATTTATAAAAATGTATTAGATACAATCGTCTTAATTGTATTAATAATGTGCGGTATTTTTGCTTTATTAAATTATAGAAATGAAGAAGAACCTACTCCTGATTTAAATGAGGATAAAAACAAGGTTGAAGATAAAGACAAGGTTGAAGATAAAGGCGAAGATAAAGACAAGGTTAAAGAAGACAAAGTTGATGAAAGACCGCCAATTAATAAGAATAGCGACCAAGGATTCATCAAGGAGCAATTTGAAAAGGGACAAAATCGTGGTCCTGAATTTTCCGAAATAGTACTACATGAGGAAGAACAATTTATTCAAGGCTTCCATCGTTTGGCAATTAATGGTCTCACTAGTTTATCCAATCAGCCTATAAATATGTGGAATTGTAGTTTAATCTGTAATGGTGAAATTTATAATTATAAGAAATTATATGAGATTATGAATGTTGAACCTGCCACTCAGTCAGATTGTGAAGTTATTATTTATTTATACAGAAAATATGGTATTGAGCACGCAATCAAAATGTTGGACGGTGTATTTGCGTTTGTATTATACGACTACCAATATAATATGATTTACGCTGCCAGAGACCCATATGGAGTCAGACCATTGTATTATTTTACTTCTAAAGATGATACTGGTATTATTGGATACGGTTCTGAACTAAAAATGCTTTGCGAAATGGCAAATGTTGAGAAGCAACCAGTTACATATTTTCCCCCGGGCTCATATGCGCAACACATAAGAGTTGATAGCACCTGGTTAATGGGACCCATTGTTAAATATCATATTCCATCTTTTACCTATTCATATCCATTGGCACTATTTGAAAGTCAGAAAAAGACCAAGGAGGAATTGCTAAATTATTATACTACCGCGATTCATGACAAGTTGGAATCCGCAGTTAAAAAGCGATATTTGAACACTGAGCGTCCTATTGCCTGTTTATTATCAGGTGGTTTGGATAGTAGTTTAATCACGGCATTGGTTCAAAAAATACATAGCAAGAATATTCCAAAGGGTTACACACGACCCAAGGTGAATTTGGAAACCTATAGTATTGGATTGCCCGATTCCGAAGACCTGGCTTATGCTCGAATGGTGGCAAATTATATCAAATCAAACCATACTGAAATTACTGTAAGTGAAGATGTTATGATTGATGTTATTCCTGAAGTTGTTAAAGCCATTGAAAGCTATGATGTTACAACAGTTCGAGCAAGTCTAGGGAATTATTTATTAGGCAAATTTATTTCTAGAAATAGCAATGCGAAGGTGATTTTTAATGGTGATGGCTCTGATGAGTTATGTGGTGGTTATTTATATATGAATAAATGTCCTGACTCGCTTGAGTATGATAGAGAGACACATCGTTTATTAAAAGATATTCACATGTTTGATGTGTTGCGTTCAGACAAAAGTATTTCTTCTAATGGACTGGAGCCAAGGACGCCCTTTTTAGATAAGGAATTTGTTAATTATTATTTATCAATCCCAATTGAATTTCGTAATCATAATATTACAGGAACCATGGAGAAATTTTTATTAAGAACTGCGTTCCAAAAGGATAAATTGTTGCCTGATGAGATTCTTTGGCGCAAGAAGGAGGCATTTAGTGATGGTGTCAGTCAAAAAGGCAAGTCTTTATTTACAATTCTCCAAGATGCGATTGTGAAGACTTTCATGGTTGACAGTGATTTGAGTCCAAGAGAGAAGGAGAAGTTGTATTACAAGCATCTTTATGATAAGGAGTACCCTGAACAGGCTCATTTAGTGCCGTATTATTGGATGCCAAAATATGTAAAAGCTGAGGACCCAAGTGCCAGGACACTGTCTTTGTATACTGACGATGAATCAACTACTATAAATATAGGGTCAAAGTAAATTATATAAATTAGAAATTAGAAATTAGAAATTAGAAATTAGAAAAAATAGTAAATAATTTATATAAATTAAAAAAAAATATATAAATTATATAAAACCATGAATCAAAAAGACTTATATGCGTTTCAGTCACAAGCATTTACATTTATAATGTATTTAACATGGATTTTATATTTTATCATTTTACTAGGATTGTCTGCCAAAGCGCCGCAATATTTGAATGACCTACAATATTATGTTAAAATATATGTTAGTTTTTTTCTAATATTGCGATTTAATCCATTTAGACGAACTAGGTTTACAGAATTAGATGCTAGTATTGCGTTTAGTGCCGGAGTGTTTTTATTAACAACTACTGCGATAGATAAAATTTTGATAACTTATCTGAAACAAATAAAGGCTTATTTGCGTTCATTTTATTAAAGCTTCATTGTCTTATTTTTTGATTTTTTATTTTTATTCTGGTTATTAATATTATTATTATTATTATTATTATTATTATTAATATTATTATTCTTAATATTCTTCTGTTTAACAGTGCCATTATTTTGTTTCCGATTAAAAAACACATGTAAATGATGTAGTATTTTTTTTGACAACATTACATCTATTTCGTGCTCCATTTTTGGTTTATCTACATACGTGTAATTATATCGTTTCATAAATGTTAAAATATTGACCTTCATTGATGTAGGGTCAGAAATAGGAAGGCACTCACTGGTAGCAAAACGGTCAAAAATGGCATCAAATGGCAGGTCATATGTATATGGTTTAATATGAATATAATAAATATTGTCATTACTCATTCCTGGGTGAAATACATCATCTATAAAACAGATTTGAGTCGTTTCTGGAATTTTAGTACAGCTGATAAAATCTTCATGTGTCTTCATATGTGTAGTTCGTAATAACTCAACATGTTTCCCATTTACTTTGAATGCGCCAATTATTTGGTCAAATAATGCGAAGTTTAGTTTATCTTCAAAATAGCCTTTTATATGTTGTGCCCATTCAGGTGGACCTTGGTTGTTAGTATAAATCATTAATTTGTGGCAAAATTTGTCGTTCTTTTTTCTTTTTAAGTAGTTCAGGATATTTAAAATGTTTGGTCTTGTAAACTCTGGATACAAATCTAATAATTTATTGAATAATGATTGGTTGAAAACAGGAATATCTTTATCATTGTCTTTATCTTTATAATAATGCTTTAATGCGTCCCAAAACATACCAAACTCTACAAAATATCCTAGAGTTTCATCTAAATCAAATACTACTATTTTGGAACCGCAATTCATACATTATAATATGATATTATAAATTCAAAAATAAAATATTGTTCTTATTTATAGACGCTAATGTCTACCAATTTAACTAACAAAGACTATATTAGTATTTTAAAATATTATAATATGCCCATACCAAAGTCAAAGCGGATTCTAAAAAAGCAGGCTGAAACAATTATGGCTGAAAAACTTTGTAGGTGTATTAAGAAGGTTGATATTAAAAACGAACCTAAATCTATTGGTATTTGTACCAAGACAATATTCAATAAGAAGGGATTTACTCGTGGAAAATTCACTTGTAGAAAAAACCGGACTCTTAAGTTTAGAAGAACTTGATTTTATTATAATTTTATTGTAATATTTATACAATTATTGTACAAATATTATACAAATATTATAAAACTATATAATAAAATAAATACAAATTATAATAATGAGCAAAAAATGTTACGATATTATTATAATTGGGTCAGGAATTGCTGGCTTGTATAGCGCCTATAATATACGCCAACTTGCGCCAAATACGTCTTTGTTAGTTCTAGAGAAATACAAGAAGCAGTGGATTGGTGGGCGCCTGAATAATGAGGAATTTTACGGCACAACTGTGGTTACTGGCGCCGGGATTGGTCGCAAAGATAAGGACCATTTGCTACAAGAGCTGTTGAATGATTTACATATTAAGTATACCGACTTCAAATTAGACGTTAATTATGCGAATAATGAGCCAGTAAATGTGAATGCGATTTTTTCTTTATTGAAAAGGGAATATAATAAAATGGCAAAAGAACTTAAAGAGAATGGCGGCGGACAAACAAATAAGACATTTAAGCAGTTTGCTAAACCACTTTTAGGTGCCAAATTATACGACAAATTTGTAGAGACTACTGGATACAGTGATTATGAAGATGAAGATGTTGCGCAAACTCTTTATAAATATGGCATGGATGATAATAGTGTTGGATTAACTGGTTTGTATATTCCATGGCATCAATTAATACAAACACTGGTTCACAAAGTTGGTACGCAATTTGTCAAATCATCGAGTAATGTTACTAATATTAGGTCTTTAACATCAGAATCAGGACCAGAATTAGGACCAAATTTGGCACATTGTAATTACGAATTAGAAACTGAGCAAGGGTTAAAATATTACTGTAACAAGATTATTTTAGCTACTACAATTACTGGCATACATAAACTGCTTGTACAAATACTCAATAAGTCGCAATTTAGCATTTATAATTATATAAAAGGACAACCATTTTTGCGACTATATGCCAAGTTTCCTAAAGCATCGGCTGAAATTATGCGCAAATATGTCCCTACATATACTGTAGTTTCTGGTCCGTTACAGAAAATAATACCAATGTCTGCTGAGAAAGGTGTTTATATGATTGCTTATTCTGATAACGCAAATGCGGAGATTTTAAAGGACCATCTGAAAAATACTGTTAAAAACCGGGTATTTTTTGCTAAAATGTTAGAAGAAGCGCTTAATATTGAGACAAATAGTCTACAAATTACTGCGCTATTGGATTTTTACTGGCCAATTGGAACACATTATTATACCCCATTGCCAAAAAATATGACCATGTCTAGGTCTGAGTTTATAGATAAAGCGCAACATCCTTTGCCAAATGTGTTAGTTGTAGGAGAAGTTGTTGCTGAAAATCAGGGATGGACTGAAGGTGCGCTAGATAGTGTTGCTAAAACTGTTACAAAAAAATGGATTCAAAAATAATAATAGTATTATTGGTAGAGTAATAATAATTTAAATAATGTAAATTATTATTTTTAATTTTTAATATTTAACGACCAAACCACTGAGGGTTTGATTTGAACTCACCATAGTAAAGTCCAAAACGAGCATAAATTTGAGGAGTGGATTCGCCTAGTGACGAATAGTAACTATATACACGTCTAGCAGAACCGCCACCAGAACTGGAACCATTGGCAATTAATGAGCCAAGTGTTTTGCTTCCGTTTGCTCCTGATATTCTTAAAGTTCTAAAACTGCCTGCGCTTCCGCCCATTTTATACTGTAACGCAATATTTTATTTTATTTTTACTATATTTTATTGCTCTATCAAATAATATCCATGGTAGCCAATTGCCGCCATTCCTAATAATAATAACATTTCAAAATATTTTCTAGTTGTTTCTAAACCTTTGTAACCAATATAAACTAACAAAGGACCAATAATTAAGAAATGAATGTAATTAACCCACGCACTTTGACCCTGCTTTAACTTGTTGTAAGCTAAATATATATGATATAGTGTAATAAATGCGCCTAATACTAATAAAAAGGGAAACATTAGTTTAGGTATTGTTTCTCTTTTGATTCCTACATATATAAATAAAGGACCAACTAACAAAATATGAAATAGATGAATTATAGTGTGCTTATCCAACATTATTTTATAATATATTTTTTTATTTTATTTATAAAAATAAAAAAAATATGTTATAAATATATAAATGGCATTTAAATATTCGAATGTTCAGCATAAACATCATGGTCCTAATAAAAAGACACATAAGGTTCATATTTGCGGAAACAAAGGATACAAATGTGTAACACATTTTAACCGTGGTAAAAAGACACATCATTCTAGAAAGCAACTAACAAAATGCGAAATTGGTATGATTAAAAAAGGCAAATTTATCAAAGGGTTGTTTAAGGATTGCGATAAAAGGAAGCGATAAAAGGAAGCGATTATTCGTCATCATCGTCTTCTAAATCATCATCGTCTTCTAAATCATCATCATCTTCGTTATCTTCTAAATCATCTTCTTTTAATTCTTTTGTACTCTTATTCTTACTATCATCTTCATCTAAATGGTCTAATGCTCTTAAGATTATTTGCTCTTGAGTTGTTAGTTTCTGAAATATTAATACATCGTCCATCTTGAAATTGTAATGCCTGTGCATAAAATTCTTACAAGTTACAAATACACCTTCATCTGCTATTTTTATGTCACAAACAATACCACACCTATTCAATGGCAAATAATTTGGGTCATTAGTTGGTATCCAGCGTATAAACCCTCCATGTTTTAATTCAGGCAATTCGTCTACATATTTATAATCTTTCAGATTCTTTAAATATTCAAGTGTTGTTTCATTATCTAAATTTAGCTCTTGTAATATTTTATAATTTAATTCAGTTATTTTTTTTGTTGTAAAATTCATTATACTTTCATTTTTTGTATTATCTAGTGCTTTTTCAAGTTTATCAACATCTAATGATGATTTATTTACAGGTGATTTATTTTTAGGTGTATTTATATTTGTTGTCATAATATTTGTTGTCATAATAATTATATAATAAAATAAGTTTAAATAATTTATTATATATAATCTAAATCTATTATAATGTTAGACTTTTGTAAAAAAATCTGGAATAAAATTTGTTGTTGTTGTTTTCATGGAATAAATGACGATGACAATTATAATACATTTTATTCTGAAACTAGAGAAAATGGCAATAATACAAATAACAATGTAAGTGTCACTGATGATAAATTCTATAGAACACCGACATCATTTGACCGCAGTTATACTTTGAGCAATGAACAAGATTTCACGTATAATGAAATATACCGGTAGGTAGCCCCATACTTCCTTGACCCCCACAGGTTGGTAGTCCTACTTCTTTGACCCCCACAGGTTGGCATCATTACCAACTGCCGCCAAAAGGGCTCGCAAACGCCCCACCAGCATTCGCCGCCATCGGCTCAAAAGACTCCATTCCCGGTGTTGATGCGTCAACTAAGGGTGTATTATCCTGTTGATACATGCTATTAAAGTCAGGACTAGATTGTTGCGGTAGTGAGCTAATTGATGTTGTGCCAGATGAGCTTTGTCCCATTGAACTCAATGATTGATTCATTGCGCTCTGGGGTTGCTGCTGTGAAATTGGTTGTGACACTTTGACATTGCCTTGCCCCTTCTTTTTCTTTTTTGTATCTTGAGGCCCTTCCCAAAGTTCTACAACACGGTCAACAATAATACTCACTTTTTCACCTAATTTGGTTTGAAGACTTAGAACAATGACAAGGAATGCTAAAATAATATTTGTAACACTGAAATCACTGTATTTCTCGCCACTGTGTGTTGGTATAAATGTAATAATACGATGAATAATTAGGATTCCTAGAAACATTACAATAACTTGCCCAATTATTTCTGCTAAAATTTCAGGACTGCCCTTTGTATCATCTGCTTCCGGAACATAGCGCTGTATTAATTTATTCATAATTACAACAGGAATAAGGGCTAAAACAGCATATTGTATTATATTTGACATTTCCGACTTAGATGTTTCATCAAAATTAAATACATGCTTGAAAAAACTAGGCTTCCCATTTGTCGACTTTGTTAAATCTTCTAAACTATCCATATTACTTATATAGGGTATAATTAGAAATTAAATTCAATAAAGGCAAACAATTTAAAGATTATTCTAAATATTTATAAAATGGATTATATTGGAGACCAACACCAAGTATTTGATAAGCCTGTAAATGCTGAAGAATATCAATATATAAATCTAATTCGTGAGATTCTTGACCGCGGGACTTGGGAAGAGGGGCGCAATGGTAAGACAAAGAGCATCTTTGGGCACTCAATGCGCTTCTCATTGGCAGACGGTAAGATTCCTATTCTAACTACTAAGAAGACCGCTTGGAAGACATGTTTGAAAGAATTGTTGTGGTTTATTCGTGGTGAGACTGATAACAAATTATTACAAGACC